CCATGAGGGAGCGATCGATCTATCAGGCAAGACAGACGCCGAGCTTGCCGCAATCATAGCCAATGAACAGGGCTGACCTAGAGCTTAAAGCCGCAGCAGTCATAGAGACTAGAAAGAGAGCGGCTAACAAGCGGAGCAAGTCCCGTACAGTCTACGGGATCGTCAATATGAAGCGGGAGGTCATCCGGTGCTGGACTATCACCAACGGCGACTGCCTTCCATCTGTCGGGGTAGAGCCATCTGTTCTAATCCCCGAGAAGCTTGAAAAACTAATCACCACCAAGAAAAAGAACAAGGCCGTCTATGGCGGAAGGGGCGGGGCGAAGTCCATCACGATAATGGATATCCTGGCCGCTGAAGTTAAAGACGATGCAGCCCATATCATGTGTTTCCGAGAGGTGCAGAAGTCCCTGAAGGAATCGGTATTCAAGGGGCTGGTCGGAGAGATAGCGCGTCTCGGATACATAGGCTTCACGCCGGTTGATAGCCAGGCAGAGATTCGGCACGACAACAAAGGTCTGTTCTCGTTCTGGGGCCTCAAGTCAAACCTGACCAACATGAAGTCGCTGTATGGGTATAAGCGGTTCTGGAACGAGGAAGCCGAAGGCACTAGCCAAGACTCGCTTGATGTTATGGGGCCCACTCTCCGAGGCATGCCTAATACCGAGATATGGCACTCGTTCAATCCTCGATCATCTGAAGACCCTATCTCAAAGAGATTCATTACTCCGTACATGGACGTTCTGATGCGTGATGGCATCTACGAAGACGACCATACCTTGGTCATCAAGGTTGGCTATCAGGATAACCCTTGGTTTGAATTGGACGAGTCGCTTGTTGATGCCCTTGCAGCCGACAGAGCCGCAGTTAGAGACGGTGCGATGTCGCAGGCAAAGCACGACTGGATATGGGGCGGCGACTTTAACGACGAGGTAGAGGATGCTTTGATCTTGGCAGAATGGTTCGACGCATGTATAGACGCGCACCTAAAGCTTGGGTTTAAACCAACAGGCGTAAAGCTTGCATCACACGACCCATCAGACACAGGGCCAGACTCTAAGGGCTATGCTATGAGGCATGGCTCTGTTGTTCTGGATGCGCAGGAGAAAGAAACCGGGAATGTTAACGAGGGCGGTCATTGGGCGGCAGGCCTGGCCATTCAGCAGGGAGTTGATCAATACACTTGGGACTGTGACGGGATGGGCGTGGCTCTGGCCGAGCAGACATCGGCAGACTTTGAAGGCAAGCGCACAAAGATCGTCGCGTTTCGAGGTTCCGAGACCCCAGATAATCCGGAATCTATCTATAAGCCAGCAATGAAATCGCCGGTCGATAGCCAGAAGACAGTAAAGGATTCGCTCAAGAACAAGAGAGCTCAGTATTATTTTGAACTAAGGGATCGGTGCTACAGGACGTTCAGAGCGGTCACGACTGGCGAGTATCATGACCCTGACACGCTGATAAGCTTTAGTTCTGATATTGCGGTGCTGAAGAAAATCAGGGCCGAATTGTGTAGAATGCCTATTAAGCCCAACGGAAACGGGCTGTTCCAGCTGTACACGAAGGAAGAGATGAAGACGAAGTTTAAGATCAAGTCGCCTAACCTGGGCGATTCGATAATGATGCTGATGCGGTATATGCCATCGTTTGACCATTCAAAGGTCAAGCTGCCCCAACCAAACAGACCAATGAGGCTCCGATAATGTCGCTGGACCTAGACCAAATAAAGAAGATGGTAGACAAGGGGTATCAGTCTGGGCAGACGGGCCGACAGCAAGCCTCTGATGATCTGGTCTTTGCCCGGGTAACTCAGTGGGATGACAACCTGCTGGAGGATACCAACCTAGCATTCCGTGGCGAGTTCAATATTCTGAAGAAAGCGCACCGGCAGATCATGGGCGACCTGGCCGCCAACCCGGTTCAGGTTGATTTCGAGCCAAAGGACGAAGACAGGGACGACGGCGCTGATCTGCTTGATGGAATGTATCGGGCCGACGACCGGTTAAACACATCGCAAGAGGCTTACACATATGCCAGCGCCGACGCTGTCGACGGTGGTTTCGGTGCCTGGGAGTTGTTCACTGAGTACGCATCGAGCCGGATGGGCGATCAGAACCAGGTGATCCGCCGTAAGTTTATACCAGAGGCTGTCAACTGCGTGTTCTGGGATCCCAACGCAAAGCGCCAAGACAAGTCAGACGCTAAATATTGCTGCGTTATCGAGCCGTTTTCAGAGGATGGGTACAAGGATTTGGTAAAAGAGCTGACCGGCGAGGAGGATGCCTCCCCGGTTGACTTCAGATCCCCTGAGCATTCCTACACGTTCCCATGGTCTGGCAGCGGGGAGGGGGCGAAGTTCTATGTTGGCCGGTTCTATCATGTCGAGAAGATCAAGGACACCGCTCTGACCTTCGTTGACCCAATGGGCACCGAGACGATTCTGCTACAGTCGCAGCTTGATGATGTGATGGATGACATGATTGATTCTGGTTACGAGATCGTTGCTGAGAAAGACCTTGAGCGCTTCCAGGTAACTCGATACATTATGTCGGGGCAGGAGATCCTGAAAGAGGAAGTCATTGCCGGCGAGTATATCCCTATCATCCCAATGTACGGCGAGCGGTATATCGTAGAGGGCGAGGAGTACTACACCGGCATCACGAGGCTGGCCAAAGATCCTCAGAGACTGAGAAACTTCCAGATGTCCTACCTGGCTGATATTGTTTCCAGATCGCCACGGCCTAAGCCGATCTTCTTTGCTGAGCAGATCCAGGGCTTCGAGGACATGTATGACATTGCGGGTGTAGATAATGACTATCCGTACCTGTTGCAGAACCGTAAAGATGCTAACGGCAATGACTTACCTATTGGGCCGGTTGCAGCAATGCCTGACCAACCTATCCCCCAAGCACTGGCCGCAAGCATCGAGCTAACCCGGCAGGCTGTGGAGGATGTGGCTAACCCCGGCATACCTCAAGACATTGCTGATCCTGATCTATCTGGTAAGGCAGTGATCGCGCTTCAGAACCGGATGGACAAGCAGTCGTATATCTTCCAGCACAATCTAAAGTTTGCCAAACGCCGTGATGGTGAGGTTTACGCCTCAATGGCTGTTGAGATCATGGATTCCCCTCGCAAGCTGACCGTGGCCAAGCCAGACGGCACGACCATGCAAGTAGAGACGATGACGCATGTGATCGACGCAGAGACTGGCGAAGTCAAAGTTCTGAACGATCTGACAAACATGGAGTTCGATGTTTACTCTGATATCGGGCCATCCTACGACAGCCAGAAAGAGCAGACGATTGACCGACTGGCCATGATGGCCGAGTCAGTCGCGCTGACTGATCCTGTATTGCACAAGGCGCTGATCCTGAAGATCCTTGAGCTGACCGACGGCGTTAATACAGACGACATCCGAGAGTACGCACGCAAACAGCTTGTATTAACTGGATTCAAAGAGCCTGAGACCGACGAAGAGAAGCAGATGCTCGCTGAGGCACAACAGACTCAGCAGCCTGATGCCGCCATGGTTCTAGCTCAGGCAGAGGACAAGAAGGGACAGGCGCAGCAGATGGAGGCCCAGACTAAGCTACTGGTCGCTCAGTCTAACTCAGCCAACGAACAGGCCAAACGCCAGATCGATGGCTTCAATGCCGAGACCAAGCGAATGGACACCCAGGTGGATGCGCAGGAGGCTGGAGCTAACATCGACTTCAAGCGCATCGACGCTATGGGTAAGCAGCTAGACAACGTGCAGAAGCAGCAGGAGATTGCCTTCAGCGCTTACAGGGGGCGGCTTGATAGACAAGCTGTATCAACTTTGCAAACGCCATAGCCATTGCTTATAATCAAACTACTGCAGCCGACAGGTAAACGGCAAACGTACCTATCCGAATTGATAGGGCTACTCGCAATCGGAGCACTGATTGGATGAAAACTCTGGAAGAGCTGAAGGCTGAAAACGCCGATACTGAGGTCAAGATTGATGAAAGCTTACCCAAAGCCGAAGAAGTCGAAGCCAAAGAAGAAGCGGTTGAAGAAGAATCGGAAGAGTTAGTTGACCCTGGGGAGGGTGAGCAAACAGAAACCGAGGGCGCTGAAACAGAAGCGTGGATGCAAACTGAGGAACAGACCTCAGAAGGTAATGATGAAGAAACCGTAGTTCCTTTGTCGGCACACACTAAGATGCGGGGGAAGTTGAAAGGCCGCATTGGTGAGCAGAATGAGGAGTTGGAACAGCTAAGAGCTGAGAACGCATCGTTAAAGCAGGGTCGAGCAGCACCGGCACAAGAAACGGCGACACCAGCCGCTATGCCAACGCTAGAAGGTTCTGAGTACGACGAGGCGAAGTATCAGCAAGAACTGTCTAGCTGGATGGCCAAACAGGTACAGGCACAGGTGGCGCACGCTACTCAAGCCAGCACCACGACAGCCGCACAGACACAGGCAGCTCAACAGTTAGACCAGGCGGTGGACAGTCATTATCAACGGGCAGCAAAGCTAGCAGAAGAGTCAGGCATTACGCCGGAGCTTTACCAAAACGCTGACACGGTAGTCAGGCAGACAATTGAGTCTGTATTGCCAAAGATGGGCGATATCGTAACCGACAACATGATTGCTCGGTTGGGTGAAGGATCGGAAAAGGTGATGTATTTCTTGGGCCGGAATAAAACGGCACAGGAAAAGCTCAGAAGCAGCTTGGTGACAGACCCGACAGGGATCAGCGCAGCGCTGTACCTTGGCGAGTTGAAGTCAACCGTTGCTGCCCCGCAGAAAAGA